TGTAACGCCTCAAGTCAATAGCGATTGGAACGCGACTAGTGGAGTGGCTGAGATTTTAAATAAGCCTATTTTAGCAACTGTTGCAACAAGTGGCAGTTATAATGATTTATCAAATACACCGAGCATTCCAACTGCAACTAGCGATTTAACAAACGACGGCGAGGATGGCATTAATCCATTTATAACGGCTGCCGATGTGCCTGCGAGTTTACTTGTCGCTTTGCCATTTACAACCGACCATTTAACCGCAACCAATAACGCTTATGTGGTTGGCGATGTAGTTTGGTATCTCGGAAATGTTTACCGATGTATTGCAAGTAATGACTCAATACTTCCAACGGCCCCACTATATTGGACAAATTTAGGAGCGGGCAATCCACTCGTTGCGCAACCTTCAAATTGGAACGCAACCAGCGGCAATAATCAAATTTTAAACAAGCCGACAATACCTGCGGCAGTTACAAAAACAAGCGACTTAACAAACGATGGCGAGGATGGTATTAATCCGTTTATCACGGCTGCCGATATTCCCGCTTCCGTTACTTCGGTTGGTTTGACAATGCCCTCAGCGTTTAGCGTAGCAAATAGTCCAATCACAAGCGCGGGAACTTTGGCTGTTACAGGTGCGGGTGTTGTTAGTCAATACGTGCGAGGCGATGGCTCACTTGCAAATTTCCCAAATTCAACAGGTGGAGGAGCGTCTTTGTCTTTTTATTTAAACGGAAGTGTATCACAAGGCACATTTGGAGGAGTTGCGTTTAAAGAGATGGATAGAACTCCGATATTAGGGGCGGGTACTGATTTTACTATTGCAGCAAACGGATATATTCAAAGTTTTATAACCGACGCAAATGTTCCTAATTTATTGGAAATTCCTGCGGGTAATTGGAACTTTGAAACGTATTTTAGTGCCTCAAGCAATGGCGGTTCGCCTTCATTTTACGTTGAGTTATACAAATGGAACGGAATGACTTTATCATTAATAGCGTCAAATTCAGCAACACCCGAAGGGATTACAAATGGAACGGCTATTGATTTATATGTAAGCGCGTTGGCAGTACCACAAACAACGTTATTAGCGACCGATAGGTTGGCAGTTCGTATATATGTAACTCCTTCGGGCCGTACAATTAAACTTCACACGGAAGATAATCACCTTTGCGAAGTCATTACTACATTTTCGACAGGCATAACTGCATTAAACGGATTGACTGCGCAAGTGCAATCATTTGCAACAGGCACAAGCGGAACGGACTTTGCTATAAGTTCAGCAACTGCAACGCACACATTTAATCTCCCAACGGCTTCGGCTACAAATAGAGGCGCATTATCTTCTACGGATTGGAGTACATTTAACAGCAAACAAGATGCTTTAGGGTTTACACCACAAAACGCTGATTTGTTTACTCGTATTAGTAACGGTTGGGAGGCTTCAACCGATTATATATCTACATTATTTGTTGATGGATGGCAATCAAGGTCAAGTGGAGTAGGTGCAAGTACTACAATCTCAAATTTTATAACAGGCAATAAAATTGGTTATGCTAACGCTTCAACAGGAACTACTATAACAGGTAATGCAGGAACAGGAATAGCAAATAATGCAATAGGAATAGCAAATGGTCAAATAATTATTGAAACTTCAATAATGATACCTACTTTATCAACTTCAGTTGAAAGATTTGTGGTTTTTAATGGTTTAATGAATTTCTCAAATTATTCAAACCCTTCAAATGCAATATTTTTTTATTACGATGAAGGTGGAATACTGCCAACTGCTACACCAAATTGGAAATGTTACACAATAAGGTCTTTGACAAGAACTGCGACTATAACATCAATTCCTGTCACGGCAAATCAATGGTATAAATTGAAAATAATTGTAAATGCAGACGCTTCAAGTGTTGGTTTTTATATTGATGGAGTTTTAGTAGCTACTCACACAACAAACATTCCTTTAAATATTGGCTATTCATTTGATTCAATGATTCAAAAATCAGTAGGTTTAACCGCAAGAACGATGCAAATGGATTATTCAGCAATTTCTCAAACTTTTACAACACCACGCTAATGATAAAATATAGAATGATTTTAGAAAATGGATATATTGAAACGCTTGACGAAGCGGAAGCGATAGCACACGGAAACTATGAAATAATTGTGGAAGATGAAACAAATTAAAGAACATATCCTGCCAATTATTCTAATCGTTTTGGGTATTCTCGACCAAACGACTGATTTACTTGTGGAACTTATATCGCAATTTGGATTGCCAGCATATTGCGGCACAATATTAAAAATAATAGTTATTACTTTGGGAGGGATTAAATTGTATCTTTCGCAGCCAAACAAATTGAACTCATGAGCATTGAAAGCGAACGCCTCGACCGAATAGAGCAGCATATCAAAGAGATTAAAAAAGATAGCGAGATTCGCTCAGCCGATATACGAGAGATAAAACAAGCTCTACTCGGGAACGACCTCAACGGATTTCGCGGCCTTGTTTGGAAAATATCAGATATCGACACGCGAGTGATTGACCTGGAGGATAACGATGCCGAGCTTAAGGTGTATATCAAACAAGCCAAAGTCATAGCCGTAGCGTTTACGGCCGCCTTAGTTACCTTATTATTCAAAGCATTCTCACGATGAAACTAAATAACGCGGGGTATCGATTAATTTGTAAATTCGAGGGTTTTAGCTCTAAGCCGTACCTTTGCAGCGCGAAAGTACCGACCATAGGCTACGGAAATACTTATTACACAAACGGCAAAAAAGTAACGCTACTCGATAAGCCAATCACTGAACTCGAAGCATTTGAGATGTTTAAGGTTATAGCGGACAAATTTGCGGCAAGAGTGAGTAAATTAGTAACGTCGCCACTTGATCAGGGACAGTTCAACGCTTTGGTTTCACTATCGTACAACATAGGCCCCGCAAACTTCGAGAAATCCACACTTTTACGCAAGGTCAACTTCAATCACTTTGATCCGTCAATTCGGGCCGAGTTTTTAAAATGGAATAAGACAGGCGGGAACGTTTTAAAAGGTCTCACAATCAGACGCAAGACCGAAGCCGATATATATTTTGGAGAGTAAAATCACATACAAGGGCGAAATCGCTCGCGAGTATATAGCAAAGTTTCCAAAGGCATCGACCTACGCAATTTCAAGGCTATTGCACAAAGATTATCCTATTGACTTTATAACTGTTGACAACGCTCGCGGAGTCGTTAGAACTCAAAGAAACGAGCGCAGCGATAGGCCGCAAAAAAACGCGGTTGGAGAACGAACGGACAAAGAAAAAAAACAATTTATGAGTAAAGAGTTTGAGTTACCCGAAAGCGACTACGAGAAACAAGGCACCATTATTGTGCCGAACAAAAACATTTTGTTTTTAACGGACATTCACTTCCCCTACCAAAACAACGACGCGCTCAGGCTCGCGATTGACTACGGCAAGGTTGAGAAGGTCGACTGCGTTTACTTAAATGGGGACACTATCGACATGTATATGTTATCGCGTTTTATTAAAGACCGACGCCTTCGCAATATGGCCGACGAGCTTGAGATGACACGTAACTTTTTAAAGAATTTGCAGGATCACTTCCAATGCCCGATATATTTTAAGATTGGCAACCATGAGGATCGCTGGCAAAACTTCCTCAAATTACAGGCTCCCGAATTGTTGGGTATTCCTGACTTTGAACTGGCTACGATTTTACGCTTTGGCGAGTTCGGAGTGCAAGAGGTCAAGTCAAAACAAATCGCAAAAGCGGGTAAATTGCCACTATTGCACGGACACGAATTTTTTAGCGGCTTTGCGCCACCTGTTAACCCAGCGCGTGGCCTTTATATGAAAGCAAAAGAGTCTTGTATTATTGGCCACCACCATAGAACGAGCGAACATACCGAGGTTAATCTTAGCGGAGACGTAACTACCACCTGGAGCGTGGGTGCATTATGTGGTTTATCTCCCGAATATATGCCCTACAACAATTGGAACAACGGATTTGCTCACATTAAAGTTGAGAAAGGCGGCGATTACGAGGTCAATAACCTTAGAATAGTGGAAAATAAAATCAGATAATATAGTTATAATGGAAAATAAATTTACTTATATACTTATTATATTGTTATTTGCGAGCTGCGGGGCGCGTAAAGTCAACAAAAGCACAACCGAAACGACCACAAAAAGCGAGATTACTGTTGTTGACTCGACTAAAATCGAGACAAAAGAGGACATCGATAGCACAATTTGCGTCGATGAGTTTGAGATTACGCCAGTAGACACGCTCAAACCTATTGTTATTGTAGATAGTCACGGCAAAAAGACTACAATTAAGAACGGCCGTATTAAGAAACGAACGCAAATAAGCCGATTTAAGGCTGTTAAATCTCAAAGCGTACACAATACACGCAAAACTCAAAAAACTGCGACACAATCTACCAAAGCAAGCGAGAAACACGTTGAGCGCAAAGAGTGGTTCGGTTGGATTTGGTTACTGCTTATTATTGCGGCAATTCTCTACATTTACCGCCGCTTTTTTATCTCCCGTTTTATTTAGAATTTGTATAAATAAGCATTAAAAACAAACTTTGTTTAATTTTTTGTTGTTTAATTAATTTGTTGTTATATATTTGTACTCAGATAACAACAAATAAAAACAAAAACACTATGAAAACTACAAAAAAACAAATCGTTAAAATTTTAGGTCAAGAAGTAACAGTAGGAACAAAATTGCACGCTAAACTACTTGCAGAAGTAAAACACTACAATGATTTATCAAACTCAGAAAAATTTTAATGTATCAATATTTTAGTAAATGGCGTAAAGAATGGATTGACTTTACGCCCACAAAAGGGCAACTAATCCAAATGCAAAACTATTTTTATCAAATAAGAAAACTATGAAATACTTTTTATCACATCGCAAACCGCAGTACATTTTTTGTTTAATTATGGCCGTTTACTTTATCGGTCAACTAATCTTTAGATCATAATGGAAAATTTAGAAATTGAAATCAAAAAACACGAACGCGCCATCAAAATACTTGAGGCGTACAAAGAAAGCGACCGACGCTACAACGACCACCTAAGAAGGTTTGAACGTAACGAAAAACTTTTTGGGTGGGAGGTAAAATCTTGGAACAAACAACGAATGATTGCTAACTTTAATATTGGCCTTAGATTGGCCCGAATGTATGAGAACTTATAGACTATATTATTACACGGAAAACTACGATGAGTGCTACGATTACGACATTGACATCGAAGCCAGCAGCATCGCTGAGGCAATTTTAATTTTTAATCAATCCTCAATAGTTTGCAAGCGCATTTGGCGCGTTGAAGAGTTACCATTTAGACACAAATAATGAGAAACGAACGAGGCGCAGGCCGTAAAACTAAATTTGAGGAAGGCACGCAAACAAAAATATTGCACAAGCTCATCCCAGTAGACTCGGAAAACGAGGTAAAACAATCAATCGAAAATATAATACAAAAATGGAAAAGACAAAAGTAAACCTCAAAGAGGCTAAAAAGTTCGACAAATGGATGCGCAAGACCGTCAAATCGGTTTACTATTCAGACAACAAAAAAATGTGTAACGCTTATTTAAAACTTAAT